AGGGGAGGAAGACGAAGGCGTGGAAAAGCGGGAAAGCGAAAAAAAAAAAAAAAAAAATCTAAAAAAACACGTCGAAAAAAGCACCACAAAAAAAGAACTCGTAGAAAACGCCGAGGTGGTAATAGAAATTCTAGACATACAAGAAGAGCAAGAGAAAGAGGTGTTAACATAATGCCTACCATAAGAGAACCTAGAGTTTGGAAGGTAAAGGAAAATAAAACTACTGGCAACAACATTATGCGAAAGCACGTTAAAAATGTAAGAGGTAATAACTAATTTAATAGTATTTAAAAATATTTATATACTATTAAAAATATGGACTATGCGGCAAATAGCAAATTAGCAGAAGAAGAATATGATGAATATACTGAAATTATGTTGCCGAAAAACAAAATTACAAACTCATTTATTTCTTACTCTGAAGAAGATAAGCTTAAAATTATTGAACTAGGTATTTCCGTTATACATTCAGCAAATAAAAAATTAAATGCTTTTAATAATAGGGATTGGGCTGAAAAATTATCCAATTTAGAAACGGAAAAAGAAACAATTATAACTAATCTTAGAACAACTAACGAAGAATTAGAACAACGCTATAGAGAAACAATTAATACTCATAAACGAGATATTAAACGATTAAGAGAAAAAATAAGAGATGAAGCAAATGGAGTGTTTCAAAATGAAATAGAGAGATTAAAACAGCAAAAAGAAGTATTAAATGAAAAACTTGAATCTTTTAATACTAAATTACTTGAGCAACAACGAGAAAATTTTCAATCAAGTAATAAAAGAATTTCAGATTTACGTAAAGAATATGAGATAAAATCAACCAAAATGCAAGAAGAATTTACAAAAGCCTTAGAACGACAAACGCAAATAGTTTCTAATTTACAAGATCATAGTAATAAGCAAAAGCAAAATTCAACTATAAAAGGACAATCCGGTGAAGAATGGGTAAGAAATGAATTGTTAAGGCAATGTCCTACGATAGAGATTATTGATACACATAAGGAAAAAGAAAAGGGTGATTTTATATTACGAGAATCAGATATGGAAGGTATGCTTGAATCGAAAGCTTATAAAAAAAATGTCCCTAAAAAAGAAATTGATAAATTTTACCGTGATATGGATAAAAATCAATATAGTTACGGAATTTTTGCGGCACTTGATCACGGTGTTGTAAGAAGACCTGATTTTCATTTAGAATTCAGAAATGGTTGTCCTATAGTGTTTTTGCACGAGGTAAGAGAAAATCCCAAAAAACTGAGTTTGGCTATCGATTTTTGCAAACTAATAGAAAAAAACAAATCGTGTATAGACATAACAAATGAAGAAACCATTATTAAAATTAAAAATTTGATAAAACCCATCAATGCTGAATATAATTGTCAAAAGCAGCTTTTATCAAAATTTCAAGACAATATGGAAAAATCAATAGAAACACAGTTCAATAATATAAAGGGAGTATTATCTTTATTAAATATTGAGAGTATATAAATGTGGAAATTATCTAAGTATAAAAATGCTTTAGGAGTTCCAGGAAAAGATCTACATAGTTATAGAATATTTAATATAGCAATTTTTGATGTTTTACTTACACTTCTAGGTGCAAGACTAATACAAGTTGTTGTTTTTCCAGAAAATCGTTATATTAGTATTTTGGGGTTTCTATTTCTTGCTGGAATAATTATTCACAGGATGTTTAATGTTAAAACGACCATAGACAAATTACTTTTTGGATAGTTTACGTGTCTTTCTTTTTTTTGAAAATCGTGATTTTTTTGTCTTTCTACGATGGGAAGAGTTTTTTAAAAGTTTTTCTAATTGTGATAAACTTTTTTTTTTTAAATTTTTGATGCGTTTATTTTTATATTTGTGTTGAACTTGTAAAATGCGTCTTTTTTTCAACTCTTTTGTTAATACCTTTTTTAATTTTTTATTTCGAATACCGGATACAGTGGGCATTCCTTGCACAAAATATAATGGAGCTATTTCTTCATAAAAGATTTTTTTTGATTTGGACATCTATATATATAATATAAATATTTTTTCGGTAATATATATATGAATTATGATTATAGCTTAAAAATCGCTACAGTTGGTTGCACCCACGTTGGTAAAACGGCCATCACTAATAGATTTTGTGATAATAGATTTAAATCGGTGTGGGAGTCCACAATTGGTGTGGATTTTTCATCCCGCATATTAAAAGTAGGTGATAAGCTAATAAAGTTTCAGATTTGGGATACAGCAGGGCAAGAAAGTTTTGCACCAATCATACGAAGTTACTACAGAGGGGTAGCTGGTATTATGATGGTTTTTGATTTGGGAGAAAGATCTTCTTTCACAAAACTTCATTTTTGGTTAAATGAAATAAATCAAAATAAAGAGGACACGCATCCTATGCCAATAATACTTGTAGGACATAAAACCGATAAATATAAACGACAAGTATCAAAAGAAGAGGCAATGGTTTTCGCGAATAATTATAATATGACATATATTGAAGCCAGTGCTAAAACTGATTTTAATATCACTTCTATTTTTACAAAACTTGCTGAAAAAATAATGGATAATATCAGAAATGGTTACAATACTGGTGTAAGATTTAATCCGGTAAAACAAGAAAAAACTAATCTTGATATAAGTCAGGATAAACGAGGAGGTGATGGTATATTAGCTTGCTGTTGTATTTGTTAAAAATTGAATCTGTAATTAACAAATTAATTACGGATTAAAACACAAATGATTCTTAGAAACGGAAAACACTTACGACCTCCCAATTGCTATTCTTGTAATAAATTTTTTGGAAATTCAGATTGGAACTGGAGATGTTCTGTGTGCTCAGGAAATGGTATTGCAGCCAAACTATCTTCATTTTATAATGAAGAATACCAAACAAAACTAAAGGCTTATGTTAATGAAAAAACAACTGATAGTGTAAATAATCTTTTAAAATATGCTTTACAAAATAATAATATTATTATTGCAGCTCAAATCTTGCAATTTGCTTTAAAAAAAAACAATAAATATATTACTGCCAAATTTGCTTCAACATTACTGCGAAGTTGTGGAAGAGATGAACCTAAAAAATCTCATTTGATTTGTCCTTTTATACTGGATTGGTGGAATATGAAAAAATACAATTTTAATGGCACGGAAATGTGTTACTATGGAAGATATGGTGATGATCCAGGAACAATAATATTTGAATTTCCACCACCATTACCCAACATATCATTAGAAAGAAGTGTAAACGAGTTGTTTGCTTTAATATCAACTAATATTGATACAACTGCTTGATTTTCAAACTCATTGACCAGTCCATATTATTCATATTAACATTATAACCTTTATCATTTACAAGTTGAATATTTAATCTTTTTATTGTTACTGGACCGAAATATGTTCGCTTATTATTGAATATCATTGAATGATCAATAGAGAGATTACCAAACAATGGAGCACTTGAATTATAGTTTATGGCTTGAGAAACAGGAATTTTGGCTAATATATTGGGATTATTGGGAGAAAAATACCTGTCTTGTGACTTACTCTGTTGAGCTTGTATAATACTATTGGCGGTATATTGCTGTGCTTTGGTAAGATTATCTACAGGAAAAAATTCTTTATCGGCAGGAGTTCCTTTTCTACAAGGCCGTAGTTTTGCTTCAACTAAATTTTCTGTTTTACACTCTGTTGCCATAGTATTTGGATTATAATAAGATGGTAGTTTAAAGTTATCACGATTATTTGTCATTCCTAATAAATTATAACTAATTCTATTTTTATTAAAATCATCTAGAACAATGTAGAGATATTTAGTTCCGAATGTATCCACAAGTGCTTCTCCTGTAATGGGTAGGGAGTTCCCGGCGCCATCATCAATACTAAAATATTCTTTTTCTCTAAATCCCATTAACCAACCTAGATTGTAGTCTCTTTTACCTCCCAATCCACTTTTATCACAGTCGAGTGCTGCAAGATTCTGATATGTTGGAGGGCTGGAGGTGAAAAATGTAATCGAATCTCCAGGAGAAGGTAGAGTAATTGTTATTTTATTTGTTACAGGATCAAATGAAGCTGAACCACCCGTTGGGCCGAGGTTCTTAAATTTTGTGCAGCCATTACAACTTGCAGACTCTTCAATCGCTGTGGCTAACTGATCTCCTGTATAATTTCCAGGAGGAATTGTATACACAACTGGAGTAAGTCCAGCACTAAGTGTTCTCAATATAAAACTATTTGTTCCATAGGCAACATCAAAAACATACCACGCTCTAGGAATTTGCACATCATTAAGCTGTATTTCTTCTACATTAGAAAGTGGTTCAGACAAATCAAATGTGAAATTAGATGGAGAATCCAATTCAAGATTATTTTTTCTGACTAAACCTTTCCAATTAGTAACACCGGCGGCTGGACTATCTGGCGGAGCACATAAATTCTGTGATATATCAACAATCTCTCTATAATGACTATCAATATTCAATAAACGAATGAATGTATTTTTAAGATCAGGATTTAATTGACCCTGAACAAATTCGATATCTTTTTGTTGTTGAATATTTAGACGTTCTCTCTGTAAAATAGAGTAAGGTTGTTGAGTTACAATTCTGGTCATATCTTTACGATTAGGAATATTTTCGCTTTTGTTGTTATTCCAATATTCGTTATCCAAAACATCAGAAGCTAATGTTTCATCATCACTATCTTGAAATGCGCTAGGAATTTGTTGTTGTGGATTTATACTTGATAATAGTTTATTACGAGCTTGTTCTAAAAACTCAACAAATTCTGGATTATTTAAATCAGAAAATTTTTTTACTAGTCCATCAAGTTTTGATAATACTACTTCAGGGTTAATGGGTTTTGGAAGTTCAAATAATTCAATTAAGCTATCTATGTTATAATCATCAATATTCAAATCTTGAGAATCATTTATGTCCATATATATTTATTGTTACGGTTTTAATTTAATAGAAAATTCTAAAATATTATATATGGAGAAAATGGGATTTGTAAGTTCTCAGAGAGAGAAGATGGATATGGTCCTTGAGCCTATGCAAGTAATGATACAGCTTGCATTACTTTCATACAGCGAGATTGGTTCTAAAATTAGTGTATGTAATAATATTTTAACAATACAGAAACCGTCATATGTTCAAGGTATGGTGAGATGGTGGAATGGGGATAATAAAGATGATTTATACTATTTATTTCACGCTATTCGCAGATACTATAAATGGTATAAAAGTCAAAATAATGAAATTTATAATTTTATTCTTGAGGCAGCAATACGTGGAATAGATAAACTTATTCAAACATATAAACAAACCGATAAAATATCTATTCAGCACACTCTATCTCTCTATAAAAATGTTTTAGATCTAGAAACAGAACAACTTTTTCGTGATGAAACAGCACAAACACTTAAAATGGATGAGGTTTTTAAATCTATACTAGACCTTTATGACAAAAAACTAATTTTAGTAGTTTACAATATACTAAGATTAATAGAAGAAGAAGAAAATCCTAATCATCAAACAAAACTATCAGATGCTTTAACCGTTCTACTAATTCCTCTGAATGAAAAAATAAGATCGTGGATTCAAGAAAATCTAGCTATATAATATATGACAAAAAGGGTATCATATAAATGGATGATAAAGCAAATAAATAAACTTGAAGATGCAATAATAAAAGAATGTGGATTTTGCTTAGGTAAAGATATTTACGGCAAAACACCTTCAATACCAACAGAGTTTAATAAAAATGCAAAAGTGACAGCAAATATTAATGAAAGTTTAGAGAAGAGAGTAACCAACATAAGACGTTTAGAAGAATTTATAAATCATTATGAATTTATAGTTATGGAAATGATGTTGATTCTAAAAAAACAGGGAAAATCGGGCTCAGAATGGCAAAATTTACTAAATAGACTAGAACACTCAAGAAAAATAATAGATAAGGAATCAGATGTAATACAGTATGAAATAGATTTTAGCACAAGTAAAAGTATTGACACTTTATCAAAAATAAGTTTTATATTTTTACCTTTAAGTTTTATTGTAGGGTATTTTGGAATGAATTTTACAACAATGGGTATGGTAGGACACAATGTGGATAAAAAAGGTATTCTTATGTGGAAACACGGTCACTTATTTATAAAATTTTTATTATTTATAAGTCTGTGTTTAAGCATAGGTTATCTTTACTTTTTAGAAAAGAAAGGTTCTACAGCCAAACAAACACAAATGTCAATTGATAAATTAACAGATATTCAGGCAACATCACGTGATTTTGATTAATTATTCAATACAATATATAAATTTAAGTAAGCAGCAAAAGAAATCCAAATAATATAAGGAACAAGTAAGAGTGCAGCAAAACTACTAATTTTTTGAAATTTTTCATATGTTACAAGAGTAAAGAGTAAAATGACTCCTATATCTAATAGAGCTAGGAGTGGTTTTTTTTGTTTAAAGAAAAGAGTAGTCCATATAAGATTAAAAGCTAATTGAATACAAAAAAAAGTAACAGCAGAACAGTAAGGAAAACATTTTTTATTAGTCCACACAATGGCTAAAGAGACAGCCATTAACAAATATAAAATTGGCCATACCCATTTAAATACATAGCTGGGTGGATTTAATTTTGATTTTTTTAAATTTTTATACCAATTATTTCCGCGCATTATATATATATGTGGGGATTTAAAAAATTTGAAAATTTTACAATAATGGAATCAGAAAAGAGAACAGGTGTAAAAGTAGATAAAAAAACCAAAACATCACAAAACTTTCAAAGATTAGTCAGATATGAAAAAGATCTTAATGAAATGTCAAAAAAAATACAAGAGTTAGAGAAATCTTTAGCAGACGATGATTTTGATGAAGAACAAATAAATAAGATGAGATTATATGAGAAAGAGGTTTTTCACCTTGTATTTCAAATAGATAAAGTATTGATTGATGATAATGAAAGAGCTTATGATGATAAACAAGAATTTGATGAATTAACAAAAGAGCAAGTTGCTGTTCAGGATAAAGCTCAATCATTATTTGATAGGGCAAAATTTTTAAGAGAACAATTAAATATGCTTCAAGATTGGAATGACGATATGGATGACGAAGATAGAAATGAATCTCTAGACATATTAACACTAACTGAAATAATATTTTTACCGTTAGGATTCCTAACAGGTTATTTTGGTATGAATTTTGCAGCTATGGGTGAAGGCACAATGAAAGAGAAAAGAGGAACAGTATATGGATGGTCACACAGTTTTATTTTGCTTATTATGTTTGGCATCAGTATAATTATAGGATTTGGTTGGATTGCTCATAAATATGATTGGTTTGATTTTGATGAGTTATTTTTAGCAAAACACGAAAAAGGAACAAAATCATTAAAACAAAAAAAGGCACAATTAGATGGAACACAGAGCACATTGAATCAAAAGAAAAAAGAAAAAGCCACTAAAAACGAAACAGATGGTATAAGAAAAGGTATAAGAACTAATGTTGCAAGGGGAGTTTTATATAGTAATTAAACACATATATTGAGTTTTACAATAAATTCTTGTTTTGAAATAGATTTAGGTCCAACCGTATTATCTGTTTCAAAAACTATTTTTCCAAATCTCTCTAAGAATAGATTTGAATTTGTTGTTGGATCTAATTTTATAAAATAATGACTCTGTTCAGACTTATCTATATCGGAATCTATTTTTCCTGCATATACACCAACTCTTCTGAGAGAGAAATCAGGATTTTCTGTTTTTTTGGTAAATATGTAACCTTTAGGTTCAGCAATTTCAGGAATCCATCGTTGGAATTCTAGTTTTTCCCATATTTGAAAAACACAAGGAACGTTATGTGATTTGCCTTGAATAACAAAACTATCTTCAGGTAAATCGAAAGATTCCATAAGATGCCATTCAATTGGAAAGCTTTTTTGCATACTAATTTTTTTGAATGATTTTGGAAGAATAAAGGCGATAACACAGGCTTTTTCCCAGGAAGTAATATGTTTTATAAATTTTTTGGCCAATGAGGATTGTCTACCAAAAGGAGGATTTCCTATAAAATATACTTTATCTGACATCGGAGCCATATGAAAATCTTTAAAATCGTATTTTAAGAAATCTTGTTGTTCAATAGGAATGATAAATTTTTTTCTAATATTTTGGGGTTCTATATCGAAAGCTCTGAAATTATCACTACCATATGCATTAAAGCGACATAAATAATGAATAAAAGCACCATCACCAGCACTAGGTTCAATAATATTACAAAAGAATGGATATCTTTCATAAAATCTCTCTACACACATTTGGGCAATATGATCTTGTGTATAGAATTGGTCTGTTATGACTCTATTTTTTCCGGTATTAGACATTTGTGATATAGTAAAAAATAAACTTATTTGTTTAATTCAATTTTTAAAGGTTTATTTACGTTTCTTTGAATCAATAAATAAAGGAATTTCAATATTTCTGCAAATATTTGGTTTATTAAAATTCAATAGAGAATCTTTTTTAATAAATTTCTGTATATTTTCATTTTTTAGAGAGAATGAGCATTGAACTCTGCGCTGTGTTTTGCTATCTACTTTTGGATTAATTGTAATACCTAATTCACATTTTTCCTGCATCTCTTCTTTCCAACTTTTATAGCAGAGTTCCTCCCGTTGCCGTGCTTCTTTACCGGGTTCTATATCTCGTATATATGAAACATAAGTAACTAGATCGTCTCTATGTAGCAAATCTGGACGAAATAGATAGTTATGAAATTCTTTAGTAAATGGTATTTCTATAATATTCTTAATTTTTTTTGTATTTTCACATTGTTCTTGTTGAATAATAATCATAGTAATTTCTCTACCACTATTGATTTCATCAATATAGTCATATATTCTGATAATATCAGAACAACCAACACTATATGACATTGTAGTTTTGATAGAAATACATTCATTTGAATTAAATTTATTTTCTGTATGAAGAATATCGTGTGTATTTGTATCTTGCTTTTCCATAGGTGGTAATCCAAACACCATATATTTAAGCTGATTTTCACGTATAAAGCCGTGAGCTTGTTCTTGAGACGGTTGATAAGACATTTATGTTAAATAAATTTATCAAATAATATTTAATTCAATTTTATTAAGTATTGGATAAAATTGAAGAAAAAGAAATCTCTCTATAAAACATAAAAAAAGGAACTATGAATAGTGAACCAAAACCAATTCAACTAGGATTATGTTGTTTAAACATAACAATGAAATCAGATTTGGGAATTTATCCATCAAGAAAAATAATTCAGCGAATTATAAAGCGGGATGGTATTGTTGAGTTAAAGAGAAGGGTAACAGCTAACTTACAAGATTTGGTAAAGATGATAGAATGGAATGAAGAACACGGGATCCGCGTGTTTCGCCTATCAAGTGAGTTGTTTCCGCATTATACAAATCCGAAAGTGGAGAGTTATACAATGGAATTTGCCTATGATTTATTGAAACAAGTTGGAGATACGGCAAAAAAATACGGACATCGTTTGACAATGCATCCTGGTCAGTATAATGTGGTAGGAACACCACGAGAAGAAATGTTTCAAAAAACAATAAAAGAGTTAATGTATCACGCAGAGATATTGAATAGGATGGGTGTAGGTATGGAGGGAGTGATGGTTGTCCACGGTGGAGGAATATATGGAGATAAGGAAGCAACAAAAAAGAGATGGATAGAAAACTATAAAAGATTGCCTTCTGAAATTACAGATAGGTTAGTATTAGAAAATTGTGAAAGGGCGTTTTCAATAAAGGATTGTTTGGAAGTATCAGAAGGTTGTGGTGTTCCTGTAGTATTTGATACTCATCATTTCGAGTGTTATAAGCTCCTACATTCTGAAGAAGAGTTTGAAGAAGCAGATTATTATATACCTTTAATATTGGAAACGTGGAAAAAGAAGAATGTGAAGCCAAAATTCCACGTATCGGAGCAAGGAAGTGGAAGATGTGGGCATCATTCGGATTATATAGAAACGATACCGAATTATTTAATGGAGATCCCAGAGAAATATGGGGTAGATATAGATATAATGATAGAGGCTAAAGCGAAGGAATTGGCAATATTTAAGTTATATGATAAATATCCTGAATTGAATTGTTTGAAAAAGGGTGAAAAACGGAAAAAGAAAAAGAAGAAGCCATATAAAATAAAGATTGTCACGGGTGTTTAAATATAATAAATAATATATTTATAAAATGAATATGGGATTTATTTTAAATTTTTGAAGTTTTTTCCAAAAGTTTTTTGAGATTTTTAATTTTGGACAAAAATATTTGTCCAGATTCTTAGATCCGAGAAAAGTTTTAAAAAAACCGTAAAAAATAAAATTTTACTACAGAATGTAAGAATTTATTTTTTATTAAAAATAATTAGTGGAGAGAATTTTTGTAGAGAAAAAATGATCAGATTTTTTTCGGTAAAAAAGGTATAAAAAAAACCGAATAATATATATTAAAATGAAACAAAAAAAAGAGCAAGTGAATTTAGGAAAGAGTAAAAAAACAGAAAATAAATTTTACTGTATTTTTTGTGGCGTAAATTGTAAGACAAAATATAATTACAATAGGCATTTGGAGACACGTAAACATAAAATGAAATATTTTCGAGCACACGAAAAGAGGACAGGTCTGGTGTGTTATGATTGTGAACTATGTTTCAATAGTTACTCTACATTACATAGGCATAAAAAATTAAAACATTGTGAAAAAGTAGAAAATGTAGTTACTCCTTTTGTTTCAAAAAATGAAACAAATGTTTCAAATGTTTCAAATTTGTCCAAAGATCCACTAACTTGCAAATTTTGCTTGAAAAAGTTTAACAGTAGAACTACTTGTTGGAGGCATAGAAAGAATTGTAAGCAGAAAAACGTATTACAAGATGAAGAAGAAATAGCAACAGATGATAATTTACAATTAAAGATATATGAGGAGTTAGTAAAAATGAATAAAAAGTCATCTGAGAAAACAGTAATAAATAATAATAATCAAAAGATATCAATAAATGTATTTTTAGATAAGTATTGTGGAAATGCGATGAGTTTACAGGATTTTGCAGAAAAATTAAATGTAACATTAGAGGATTTAGATGCCACTCATAAATTAGGTTATGTAGATGGTATGTCAAGTATATTTATTAAAAACTTAAAAGATTTGCCTTCAGTAGCTAGGCCAATACATTGTTGTGATTCTAAGAGAGGTAAGTTTTATATAAAGGATGAGGACAAATGGGAAAAAGAGACAGGAGAAAAGATAGAAAAGGTAATAGATAGTTTACAGATCAAACATATAAAAACAATAAAAGAATGGGAGAAGGCGCATCCAAATTATTTGAAAGATGAGAAATTATTATTGAGATGGAATGATATGATCCACAATATTATGGGTCCATATCAAATGGAGGAAAGAAATAAAAACAAAAAAATAATAGTAAAGAATGTGGGGGATGAGGTATCAATAAAAGAGGCAATGAAAGATATAGATAATAAGAAAATTTGAAAATATTAATATCTATGATTGATATAATGGGAAATATGATGATGGTAGCATTAACATTAAATAATTACACTAGATTGAGGAAGAAAGAAAATAGAAGTTTAATTAGAGATTCTTCCATAGCTATTCCATTGATCAAGGGATACAGAAGTATATGGTTTAGAAATACTAAAAAAAATATTACTACATAGTATATGGGAAATATAATATCAAAATGTTGTTGTTGTGACTGTAAAGTAGCAAAAGAAATAAAAAGGGAACTAAAACGTGATAAGGAGGTGGAGGTAATTTATAAACAAATAACTGGTCAAGAGGAAGAAACAAGATTTCCTTGTAGTTTGGAAGAAGAATATATATAATAATATAAATGGAATAGTATTATTATATATAATGAGTGACAGTCTAGACTTAGTTTTAATAAACAAGAATAGAGAGATTCTCTCTAAAGTTGAAAGTGAAGGAATGAAATTAGTAGAGAATAATGATTTTTTCAGAGATTTATCAGAAGTAATGTCGGATGAGAAGGTTCAGCGATTTTTTGATAAATATTTTAAGAATTTTGAGGAAATAAAGTCAACAGTGATATATATGAAATTATTCCGTTTATTTCAACAGAGGTATAAGGATGTATCACAAGAGGAATTATCAAAATACGTGAATATCTATTTATTGCATCAGGTAATGACAGAGAAGGATATAAGAAGAACGTTAATAACGGCAACAATGGATCATTTAAACAACAATAGGCTACCAATATTGAATTTAACACCAGATATTTTAAAAAAGCGGAAAAAAGAGATGCGATTAAAGAAAAAGCTAAAAAAGTGGAGTAAAGAGTTAGAAAAAGAGGCATAAATTCCCTAAATAAATATAAAAAGGGCAACATTTGACTCGGCTTCGCCGATCCCCGTAGGGGCGTCAAATGTTTATTTAATGTTTTCCCCGAAAATCAATATTTAATGAGAAAATAATTTTAGCAAATAAATGAGACCATAAACTGGCAGATAATAAACTAAAAAGTGTTGAAAAA